TAGAGAGTTTGCTACATATACTTATAAGCTTAGTAATACAGGTAAATTATCTTTTAGTCATAGTAGTGGAGCCCATGATGATTTTATCGATAGCTTACTTATGGCTAATTATAGTAGAAACCAATTTATGGAACGTAAGCCTATAACAATAAGAGGAAGAAAAGGAGTAAGTGCTTCTTTTGGTACACCAAGATAGGTGATACTTTTATATAACATAATACTATTTATTACAAATGAAGAATAGCATTGAATTAACTGTACCAGACTTTATGACTATAGAATCATATGCAGATATGAATTCTTATGAAGGTCAAAGTAAGGTAGGAAAATTAGTCCATACAGTTGCAGTTTTAACAGGAAAAGAAAAAGAGTATATACGTAAATGGTCTACTGAATCATTAATTAAGGTAGCCAATATATATGCTGAGATAGCAGATCATAAACAGTACTTTCATCCTATAATAAAATGGAAAGGTAAGATATATGGATTTGCTTCTATAAAGAATGCTAATTTAGGAGAGTATATTGACTTAGAGTTACTATGCAAAGATTTAGAAGTTAACATGCATAAGGTAGCAGCTATACTATACAGACCAGTAGTTAAACATAGATTTAAAGATATCTTATTTAATGTAAAGCAGGGTGTAAAGGTAGCTAACAATAAAGTCGATAATCCTTTTGATTGGTATGAGTTAGAGGAATACGATAGTAAAAAAAGAAAACAAGTCGAAGAAGACTTTAAAGAGTTTCCAGTACATTTATTTTTAGGAGCTCTATCTTTTTTTTTGTCAACAGGAAGTCTATATTTAAACAATACAGCTTATTTGGAAAAGACTTTGACGAAGAAACAGACGAAAGAGATAGAGAAGGAGATTCTGGAAAGTCTTTCTCAGAACATTACGGATGGTGGGGTACTCTTTACCAACTCTCTAAAACCTCTTTACTATCAATCACAGGAGATAAAAGTTTAACAGACGTTAATTTAATTACGGCATTAAACTACTTAGAAATAGATAAAGACTATAACAATGAAATCGAAAAAGCAAATAAAAAAAGCATACGACAAGCAAGAGGAAGATATTAAGCCTATTGCTACACCTAAAGTTTGTACTTGTGATAAGACTAAAGACCCTGATGGATGTTGTGATGGTTCTCATAAGAAGAAACCTCGTAAGATGATTAACCGTAAAGCAGTACAAGCAGAAATAGATATAGATAAAAAGATCAGAGCTATGTTAGCTACAGGTCATTATAACCATAACCAAATAGCATCAATGGTAAGAGGTGCTAATTTACAAAGAGTAAAAGACAATGTCAGCAGATAGAATAAGACGTAACGTATCATATACAGAGATAATAGAATTATTTCAATCAAGATGTGATGCACATTTAGCCATAGCATCATTTGATAGTGGTACTATAGACTACTTAGATGCATCGGCAGTAAATAGAAAATATCCTTATATTTTTCTTAGACCAATGAACTCTATTCTAGTAGATAGAACTCGTACCTTATCATTCGAATTATACAGTCTAGATATACCTAAACTTAAATCATCGAACAACGTAGAGTTACTTGCAGATACAGAGATGTACGTATATGATCTTATGTCTTACTTTAATTATGGACCAACTACTATACAACAGACTTACGATATGGCAATAACAGACTGTGTTCCTGTTAATGAAGCATTTCAAGATAGAGTATATGGATGGATGGCTAATATAGACATTACTACACCATTTAATTTAAACTACTGCGTATACCCAGAATACCCATAATATGTTAAAGACTTTAAAAGCATTAGCTAAACTTATATCTAGAAAGAAGAAAGAAAAAGCAGGCTCTCTTTTTAAAGGTACCGGTAGACTTAAAAGATCTATTAAGGAAAAAGTTATTGGTAACGAGAAGAAAGGATATGCAATACAATCACAAATGGTTGATTATGGATACTTTCAAGATAGCGGTGTTAAAGGTTCTAGTGAAGGTAAATGGAAGAATAGAGTAAGAGCAAATAAAAACTCTTTATATAAACCAGGTAAGTTTAAAGCATCACATGAAGTAATAGGAGGTCCTTTACCATTTGCTGCTAGATACGTAATAAGAAGAATAGGTTTAAAACCTAAACCATTTGTAAAGAACTCTGTATTAGAGGTAATGAATAATGTAGGATTAGATATGATAGCAGAAGCAACAGCAGAAGATGTAGCATTACAGTTTACTAATACATTTAAAAACGCTAAGATAGGATAATGGCATTAACTATATTACAAGAACCAACTTCACCTAATGTATCAAGTACTAATTTGATATATACTGTTAGTAGTTCTAACGTACCTCAATTTCAGTATAGATATATTGCTGATTTATACTATAGTGGTAGTGCTACTAAATTAGCTAGGTTTAAATATCCTCAGAATAGCTCAGGTACTGCTAATATAGATTTAGCTAGACCTATAGGAGATTATTTAAGTACAGACTATAACTGGGCTACTGCTCCATCTAGTACAACAGAATTTTATAGTAGTTCTTTGACTGCTAATACATTTACAATTAAGTTTGGAGAAGAGTACGGTACAAGTTATAACAGTGCAGTTACTACTTTTGAGAATGAAGCTTCTGCTTCTATAGCAGTACTAAAAGGCAATATACAATACCCTACACCATCTGACTTTGACGGTAATACGGGTGTAGTAACAATAGCTACAAGTTCAATAAACTTTAACTCTTTACCTTACGCTTGGGATCCTTCTACTACTGCTAATACAGACATATCTGGTTATTCAGACGGTACTTTATCAAATAACCCTAATATGTTAAACGGCCCTGCTACTTCTAAGTACTATACAGAACAGAATATTTTTGGTGGAGCATTGGATACTGCTACAAGAAAAACTGTATATAATAATACAGGATCAATAGGATGGTATGTAGCACAGCCAATAGGTACTACTGATATAGGGACAGAAACTTACTATTATGAATTTAACTCTGCATCTTCAGGTACTTTAGTACAAAGACAAATATTTTTCTATGACGATAATAATACTCAAATTTTTTATGGTATACAGTTTGGTTATAATGTCGATCAAGGTTTAGTAACTATACCAGTAGGTATAGAACAAATGGGTAACATTGAAAATTCATCTTCAACTAAATTATCAGATGTAATCTCAGGATCAGCACAATGGAGCTGGTATCGTACAAGGATTAATGTACCAGGTACATCTATTGATAGATTTGAACATTACTATTATAACGAAGATAAAGGACCAGAGGTTATGAAGTCTTATGATTCTACAATAGTTGTTAAAGCACTTAGACCAGGTTTATGGCAGTCAGGTAAATATTACCCAACTTATTGCAATAATGAAAAAACAAGATTTGCATTTATTAACTCTTTTGGTGTTTGGGATTATTATAACGTATACATGCCTACTCGTAGAGTTACTAAGATAGATAGGAAAATGTATGAACAATCTAGAATAAATCTAAATGACCGTATAGCAACCTATAACGTCTCTAATAGAGGTGAATTACAATACTATACCGAATATACAGATGAATTCGAAATAACGACAGACATAATCGATGATAAGGAGTCACAATGGTTAAGAGAGATGTTTGAGTCAACAGAAGTATATATTCAAAGTGGTAGTGATTTTATACCAATTAACATACTAAATAATCAAGAGACTATAATAAATAATAAAGCAAGAAATAAGAATTACCAATATACAATAAGATATCAATTTAGTAATTTAAGAGAACCAAGATAATGTCATTTACACTAATACAAGAACCTACTAACCCTAATGCAGCGTATACACGTTTACTATACACATACAGTGGTAGTATATATACAGGTCAACCTCAATTTCAGTATATATGTGATGTTTATGTATCTGGTAGTACTAACATTATAAAGAGAATGACTCAACCTGTTAACCCTACAGGTACAGTAACATTTGACGTTTCAAGAATTATACAAGGAGAATTAAGTGCTGACTATAATTGGAAAATAAATACACCTACACCGTTAGTTGGAGGTAATAATAAGGGTAGAAAAATATTTAAAATAAAAGGTGGAGAACAATTTGGAACAAGTATAAGTTCAAGTGTAACAGTATACCCAGATCAAGATATAAGCACATTAACAGCTTTTCAAGGGGTAATTGAACCTAATGCAGGTACATATAACTGGGAAAGTTTACCTCCTCAACCTATAATTCTAAGTAACATGCCGACTACTATGTCTATGCAACCAGATGATTATGGGACTATCACCTACACTACAAATATTACTACTTATATTAGTCAAAGCTTTTATTCTTCTTCTGAAGCAGGAGCTCTTTTAGTAGATGAAAAAAACTATACAATACCTATATCAACTCCTTATGTTTTTACAGAAGTTCCTATATCTTCTTCTAATCAAAATTGGAATTACGTAGATGTAAGTATTTCAGATTCTACTGATGAGTTTAAATATAGATATGAAGCATCAGATGAAACTCATAGAGAAAAGACAAGATTTGCTTTTATTAATAAATTAGGAGCATGGGATTACTATAATAACTATAATCCTGTAAGACAAGCTATAAATGTATCAAGAGAACAATATACTGCTCCAAGAGTAGATTATAGTAGTAGATTAAGTACATACGATATAAGCCGTAGAGGTAAAAAAGATTATCACAATAGTACAGACGATATATTTACAGTAGATACAGATCTATTAGATAAGACTAATGCTAATTGGTTAGAAGAATTAATTGAATCTCCAGAAGTATATATACAAAGAAACGGAGAGTTTATTCCTATAGTCATTACAGATAGTTCTTATGTAGCTAATCAAAATCAAGCAAGACAGAAATTATTTCAATATACTATAAACTTTAAACCAAGCAATCAACCATTTGGTACTTGGATACCTGAATATGTTAGTTGTCCTCCTGTTAGTGAGGGTCCTACTGTAGTTGTAACTGATGCTGCTACTAATATTAACTCAAGTAGTGCTACGTTAAACGGTCAAGTAAGTAATGATGGTGGTGTAACAACAGAAAGAGGATTTGTTTATGCTCCTTACTCTACTACACCGACAATAGAGCTTGATTTTAAAGTAGTAGAAGGTAGCGGTGAAGGATTATATAGTTCTAGTATAAACAGTCTTACTACTGGTTCTAATATTTCATATAGAGCTTATGCAAGTAATAGCTTAGGATTAGTTTATGGAGATGTAGAAGAATTTACTTTACTTGGAGATTTAGTTTTACCTGAATTTAATCCTTATGCAGGAGGTATAGCAACAAGTTCATTAATGTACTGGTATGACTTTACCGATAGCGGTAGTATGACATTAACAGCTTCATTAGAGGGAGGTACTAACGGTATAGGAGCTATACAGAGTAAAGGTGAAGAAGAAAATCCATCAGGCCAAAAAATAACTTTAGCTAAAGGATCAGATTTAAGTACTTTTATTCCTCCTACTTACGAAGGATACTTTACACAGTTTAGCAGTACACGTGCAGGATCTACAGATAATGGTCACGGTAAGCTATCAAGTGATTATGGTAACTATACAACTTCTTTAAATGGGTTTACAATAGGCAGTACTACAACTGCTATAATCTTTAGTGAGGTTACATTTGAAGACCCTACTAAAACTAACCTTATAAATTACCAAGAAAACGACGGCAGTGCAAACCACTTTGCAAACTATAGTTTATTAGCAACAAGAAACTCAAATACTGCACCAGGGTTTACCGGTAGTTTTATAAGTTCAGCAAGCTCTTATATAAGTGCTTCTGGAGCTGAATTTAAAAACCCAGATGCATTCCACGGTGTATATTATAGTTATAGCGGATCAACTAGTCCAGCAACTTGGGAGTCAAGGTTTGTTAAATACGATGACAGTTCAGGATACACTATAACAAGTGGTAGAACACCAAGTGAAACTGTAGCAAGTCAAAGTGTATTATCTATAAGTACCGGTGGTGCATTTAAAGACTTTTTAACTATAGGTGGAGATTCAGCACCAAGTAGTACTGATATGACTCCATTTAAACTATCACATTTCTTGTACTATACCGGTAGTTTAACAAATGATCAAATAAACGCAGTAATAAATTCATTTACAGGTTCAGTACCTTTTGGTTACCGAGTAAATAAAATAAGTAACTAAGATGATAAACGATTTAATTTTAAGGGTAACATATAACGGAGTCGTAACTGATTTAGACGTAGATGGTGCTGTACCTTTAAGACTTGATATATCACAAGTTGATAATCAAGAGATAGGAGAAGTATTTGGAGTAAGCTCTCAAAACTTTAATCTACCGGGTACAAGTACTAACAATAAATTCTTTAATCATGGCTACTTAGAGTCTGCCATAGATGTACCGGGTTTATATGATACTATAGACTGTAGTGTATTACGTAACGGAGAGACGCTCTTACAAGGTAATTTACAGCTAAATGAGGTAGTTACAAGTGATAGTGGATTTACAACTTACGATGTTACGGTATCTAACAAAGTAGTAGAGTTTAACGAAGCATTAAAAGATAAGTTTTTCTATGAAGCTAATTTTAGTGACTTAGATCATGTACTTAATACTGATAATTTATTTAAGAGTTGGGAACCAAGAGCTACTAGTACGTTTAAAGACGGTGCTGTATTTTATCCTTTAGCAGACTATGGCTTTGATAATAGATTAACATTTCCAACATTTCCAAGATTATCTGCAGATGGTAATGAAGCTACAGGTAGTTCTGCTAATCCAGACTATCCTTTATCATTAGGTCAATTTTTACCTGCAATAGGTGTAAGAGAAGTATTCGATAAAATATTCGATCAAGCAGGATATAGCTATAGTAGTAGTCTTATATCTTCTACAGACTTTGATAACTTATTTGTATTGTTTAAAAACCAAGATGCATTAGGTGTTGTAACAGACCAATCTACAGATACAGCAAACTTATTTAGTGGTTTTGCTCCTCCTATGGTTACAGTAGGTCCAGTAACAGCAGGTGATTATACTTTTAGTGAATTAATAAACGTTAGTTCCTCTGTTAGTGACCCGGGTAGTAATTATAGTTTAGTAACAGGTTATTATGAAGCTCCTAAAGATGGTAGTTATACTTTTGAGACTAGTATAGACTTCACTAACGGTAGTACTTCAACTACCATAGGTACAGGTTTTTCCGCAGGAGTAACAGTAGACTATACAAGTAGTATAGCATCAGATCAATCATTTAGTATCGGTAATACTGTAAATGAAAATAATAGTACTAACGGAGATACTTTTAACATTAGTGGTAGTACATCTTTACTACTATCTAAAGGTGATAAAGCTGCATTAGAGTTTCAAGTACAAAATGGTCCTGGTATTGCAACTGATACTGATATAATGGATATATTTACTACAACTTATTTTAAAGTAACAGGAGCTCCTTTATCTTACGAAGAGTTACCGGTAAGTATGTCGTTACAGATAGACGAAGATGTAAAAACTATAGATTTATTTAAAGGGTTACTAACACAGTTTAATTTAGTAGCCTATACATTACAAGATCAACCTCAAGTTATAGCGTTAGAGACGTTCGATACATGGATGAGAAGCGGTGAGGTAAAAGATTGGACAGAAAAATATAATAGTGCTAAAAGAATATCAATTAAGAATCCGGTATCTGAAGAACCAAGAGAGTTAAGATTTACTAATGCAGAAGATGAAGATAGAATATCTAAGATAGCTAAAGATCAAACTCCTAACTTTCAATACGGTACTTTAAGAACATTATCTAATAGTAATTTAACATCAGGAGATAAAGAAATAGAAAGTTTATTTTCACCTACTCCTTTAGCACCAGTAGTAACATCTAGATTAGATGACGAAGGTGCAGTAACTTTAGAGTTTAATAATCAAGGAGCTAATAGCTTTATAGTACCTCATTTATATAAGTTTAAAAATAATACTCAAGAGTCATTTAAATTTAAACCAAAGATAGGGTATAGAACTTATTATCAACCAGGAGAAACAGATGTAAGTGATTTACAAGCTTCACAGACACAGTATATTTTATCTGGTAGTGATTTTACTTCTTTTGACGAGTATAGTACTTTATCTAACTATGAGGCTTATCCTGTAACCTCTTCTACTAAAGATTTATTATTTAATTCAGATTATCAAAAATTTAGTACAATAGATAATGCACCTAATGCTGTATTATATCCAACTAACGGTACAAGTGCTTTTGAAACTTATTGGAAAAACTATATAGACAGTTTATATTGGCAAGACGGTAGAAAAGTAACTATGGATTTATTCTTTGAAGAGTATGAATACCAAGATATAAAACTAAACGATCAAATAATAATTAACGATAACAACTATCGTATAAATAAAATTAAAGGATTTAACTTAACTAGAAGAGATATAGTAACGGTAGAACTACTTAAATTATTTCCAGTATACAGTCCTGTTATATCAAGTGGTAGCGGTACAATATGTCCTACAGTAATAACGTATCCTGCACATAATATTACTTCTCAATCTATGACTTTATCTGGTAGTGTTTTAGATGCTGGTACAGGTACGATACAAGAAAGAGGATTCGTACATAGTACTACAGCAACTACTCCAGAAATAGGAGATAGTGGAGCTACTAAAGTATCTGTATCTGGTACTACAGGAGAATACGATTATGACTTAACTGGTCTTAATCCTGCTGATACAGTATACTATCAAGCATATGTAAGCTCAAGTCAAGAAGCTTGTCCGGTAATATACGGAGGTAATGAAACAGCTACAACACTAACTTCTAGTATTTGTAACGACACTATATCTGCAAGTTACGACAGTGTAACATCTTCATCGTTTAATATGAACGGTACTATAACTCAAGTAGGTAGTGCAGAGACGTTCGTTAGAGGATTTGTATATAGTAGTGGTTCAGATACTAATCCATTCTTAGAAGGTGCAGGAGTAACAAGAGTAAATAACGGTAGTACTTACGGTGCTTATACAAGTGCAGTTACCGGAGCAGATTGTGAGACAAATTATTACTTTAAAGCATTCCAAAGTCAAAGTGGATGTATTAAGTATAGTGATTTAAATTCAATTACTACTTCTACATGTCCTTCTACAAGTTCTTGTTTAGCATTTAATGCATCAGTAGCAACTAACTTTGGTAATGCATGTAGTGAAACTTTATCAGAAACATTATACACAGACTATAGCGGGTCTTGGCCTCCAACACAAGCTTACTTAGACGGAGGAGGAGTAATGACAGTTTATACTGCAGCAGGATGTAGTTTAGCATCACCGAATACTTATTATGCATTCGATAGTGGTTCAAGAACAGGAACAGATAACAATAGTTTCTTAAGAGTTGACGACGGAGTAGGAGCTAATCCTGGAGATGTAATAGCAATATATGACTGTACAGGTCCTTAAGAGATAAAAATACTATTTATATAAAATGGCAAAAGCAATAATAAACGTAGATATAGATTTAAACACAGCTCCTATTGAGGATCTAGAACAAGAACTGGAATCGGTAAACTCCCAGTTAAAGAAAGTAGATCAAAATAGTGATGCTTTTAAAGAATTATCTAGTAGAGCAGGAGAAGTAACTAATAAATTAGAGAAAGCTTCTAAAGCAGCAGCAGGATTTACTGATGAAAAGAAGTTTATGGCAGCTGATGGTGCTATAAAAGTAATGGCTGGTTCATTAGCCGGTGTAGTAGGTACATTAGGTCTTATAGGAGTAGAGTCAGAAGCTTTTGGTGAAATGGAAAAGAAAGCAGCTAGTGCTATTGCAGTTGTTATAGGTGTTAAAGATATATCAGAAGGATTTAAACAATTAAGAGAATCTACAGTATTAGCTACAGCAGCTACTAAACTATTTGGTAAGGTATCTAAAACAGCTTTAATATCTACCGGTATTGGTGCATTAGTAGTAGCAGTAGGTACTATAGTAGCTTATTGGGATGAGATAAATGAATTTTTAGCTGGTGCTTCTAAAGAACAAATAAAGTTAAATAAGGAAACAGAAAGATATGAAGAGTTATCTAACAGAGAATTAGGTATACTTGGACAACAAAAAGAGTTATTAGAATTACAAGGTAAAGAAACTGATGGTATAAACAGACAGCTAAGAAGTGAGTTAATCTTACAGAATCAAAAACTACAAATACTATACGATCAATTAGCAGTACAATTAGAGTTACAAAAAGAAGCAGCCAAAGAAGTTACTTTTGGAGAAACAGCTTTAGCATTCTTTAAAGATAAATTTGGTATTCAGGAATTAGGTCTTAGTCTTGCAGAGGCAATGAATGAGAATAATGCAGAGACTGAAGAGACTGAAACTAAAATGGCTGATATTCAAACTAAAATACTTAACAATAAAAAAGCTATACAGGGTATAGATAATGAAGAAGATGAAAAAGAAGAAGAAAGAAATAGTAGAAAATTAGTAACAGTAGCTAATATAGGTATGCAAGCTGCAGGATTAGGAGATGTATTAGATCAAGAAAAAGCTTTAATAGAGTCTACAGATATAAAAAATCAAACAGATGCATTAGCAACTTCTCAAACTAAAAAATTAACTGATGCTTATAAAGCTCAGAAAGCAGCAGATGAAGCTAAGAATAGAGTAACAATGCAAGGTGTAGCTGCCTTAGGGTCTTTATCTATGGCATTAGGTCAAGGTACAGCAGCAGGTAAAACAGCCGCAATAGCAGAAATAGCTATAACAACAGGTATTGGTTTTGCTAAAGCATTAGAGATAGCACAGAAGTCTGCAGCAGGTACTGGTCCGGCAGCGGCATTTGCTTTTCCAATATTTTATGCTACTCAATTAGCAGCAGTATTAGGAGCAGTAGGACAAGCTAAAACAATATTATCAGGAGTACAAGGAGGACCGGCAGTACCGGTTTCAGTACAGGGTGGTTCACCGACAACACCATCACCGAATGCAGGAAGTGTAGGACCACAAGCTGCTACAAGTCCGGTACCAGAAATTTCTTCTATACAACCTACAGTAAAAGCTTATGTAGTATCAGGAGATGTAAATACAGCTCAAGAGGCAGATGCTAGACTAAATAGAAGAAGATCATTAGGATAAAATAAAAATTATGAGGATTATAGAATTATTAATTGACAAGTTAGAAGAGTTAAATGGATTTGATGCAGTTGCACTAGTAGAGGAACCAGCCATAGAGGCAGATTTTTTTGCTTTTAACAATAAAGAAGTATTAGATGCAATAGAGTTTGAAGTACTAAAACTTGCAATGAAAGAAAAATTTGTAGAAAGATTACCCGGAGAAGGTAAA